CTAAATCTGTCTGTAGAGCAGCTATATCACCTTGTATGGCAGTAATATCTGCTTCTATAGTAGTAATTGCACCTAATGATACTTGTATCTCACCAAAGTTTGAGTTTATTTTGATAAAGCCATCTCTGAGTAGGTCTCCTGTACCATCATTTGGAGCAGCACCCACATTCACGAAAACTATTGCCATGATCTTTTATATTTTAATATTAATATTTAACAACCACCTCTTTTTCTGAGTGACCATCCACCCACATTGATTCTATTACCACTTCCACAAGAGGTTGATGTTGAGGTATATTCAGGAATTGATTGAGATGGTAACCATTTAAATAAATCTCTTTCATATGCATTATGTAACTTCTGTGCTGCATTAACAAGATAGTCTACCTCATCTTTGCTCACTGCTTGTGCATTATCAGTGTTTAACTTAGTAATACCTGAATTTGCAACACTGTAGGCACCTGATTCAAGATATAGAGCAGTACTACCATATATAACCAATGGTTTTATATAATCCTCATATAATTCAAGATATGTATCAGCTAATGTACCACCAGAAAAGTCAGCTTGCAACTTATCATATAATGCTTTTCCAATCATGGGTCTAAGATAAGTTTGTTGATATGCCAGCACAGAAGGATTTAACCTGTCAGGATCAATATTACCTGATATTATGGTAGATTTTACCATATCATTATTTTTGAGTAAAAGAACAGTTGCCATGATTATGCTGTTTTATTAGATTGTGGTATCTGTATCACTTTATCTTCCTGTACAGGAGCAGTGGAAACAGTATTTGTATTATTAGTATTATCAAGTTTTTCTTCAGAGAAATCTTTGAAATCTACTGTTGCATTTGGATTATTGAACTTAACAGCTCTTTCTAATCCTTCAATTATAATTTCTCTCAGAGGATTAACCTGATTTCTGTAAAGAATCTTTAATGACATAGCCATTTGATCTGCTGTAGAAGAAAATCCTGAACCAGTAATAATACCAAAGAGAGATGGGTCATTTATTTTATGTGCCATTAGGATTTTATCTCTGGAATTAGTACTTAACCATTCAAATTGCTCATATGCATTAGTAATTTCAATAGTATCTACTGTAGTAGCATTCTCTTTGTTGTTATTAAAACTGATGATTATATTACCTGCATTAGTAGTTCCTTTGGTTTTAGCATATAGTGCTCTTTCTGCTTCTTCCTGTGCTTCATCATTCTCAGGAATACCCTGATTTACATTAATAACCTTTCCAGCACTGAAGTTATTCTTGATATAAGTAATACAAAAGTTTGATATCTCTTCTTCTGTTTCAGCTGCCTGTAAACCTGACACATAGTCAGGTAATGCAAATAGAGGTTGAGAACTAGGTACTTTAACATAAAGCAATTCTGAATAATCAATTTCACCTAATTCTGAATCAGTATTACCATGTCCAAAAGCAGGTATCTTCTTAGGAGGAAACTTAGTTCTTAACTTCCAGTCAAAAGAATACCAATATGCTTTAGGTTCTTCAGTAATATCTTCTTGCTGTGCTATTGCAATCTGTTTAACAGGTATGAAGTATAGTTTTGCAACAGATTTTCTATCCATGCTGTACACAACCTGTAAAGCATATGCTCCTTGCATCTTTAAGTCCTTCACAATCAATCTTGCATCTGTTTTAGATATGATAGTATTAATGTCTACTCCTGTGGCTACTAAACCTTCACCATATACATAATTTGATATACCATCAATTACTGCTTGTGAAGTTGGTGAGCCAATATACCTGTCTTCTACATACTGGAAAAAAGAGTTATCTGCACCATTAGTTATATAAGTGGTAGATTGCTGTAATAAAGCAGTGCTTTTTGGTCGAACATAATTGTTCATTTTTATAACACTAATCTTACTTTGTGGAAGCTTATTATTTATAACTTTTTTCATAATTACATTATTATTGTTCCATTGCTATCTGGATATGTTAATTTATAATCTTCGAGATTCTGTATAGCAGTAGCATATGCTTTATCCCTATAGAGTAATGCTCCAGTATAACTGTCTTTTCTTACTGTTAATTCAAAACTATCTCCTTCTTTCATTCCAAAGACAGGAACATTAAATTGTAAATAACCTCTATTATTAATTGCAGGAGCAGTGAAATTAGTTGTTTTAAATGTAAGTTCATTATACAAACTCACATAAACAGTGTTTACCATCTCTCTTGGTATTATTTTTATGAATGCTATACTGCCACCTGCTTCTGTAATTGTATCACAAGTAAGAATGGCATTATCACATGTGTATAATGTACTATCACAAGTGAGGAATTTTGAACCCAGATAATTAATTACTTTCATAGCTATTGAATTATAATCTAAAGACATCTGAAATAGGTTTTGTACATAAATAAAAACCCCTTAACTTTTTACATCAAGAGGTAGTTATAAAAACCTTGGGAGAAAGGTTAATATTTTTATACTGTTATGTGATAACAGTTACATCCACGCTTACAGTATTACCTGCAGAGTTAGTGTAATACATTGTTGCTACACCAGCAGATACACCAGTTACAGTACCTGTGTTAAGTCCTGTACCAGCAACAGTTGCAATAGTAGGTTCTCCTGAAATCCAAGTATTTGTAGCTCTTGGAGTGCCACTTCCTGTTAATACAAGAGTAGCAGGCATATCTACTATGAATGAACCAGTTGCAGAAGTTATGAAAGGAGTATCTTCACTAATAGTTGTAGTATTAGTATTTTGAAGTAATCTATCTCTTGCAGCATCAGCTAAGTACCAGAATGGTTCAGGTTCAGTACCTGTGGCAGTCATGGTATATCCATTTAAACTGTCAATTGCTCCACCTACACCATTTGTACCAGTGATTTCAGCACCATTCTTTTTACCAATCATTACAAATTGACCAGTATTCAATTCTGCAATTAAGATAGGTCTTCCCCATGCCATTACTTTTAATTCATACTCCATCTCTGCAGATAATCTGGTTAAGATGAATGTAAGAACTTGTGTGAATGATGTAGTACCAGTATCTCTATTACTTGCAATAGTTTGTTGCAGACTGTCTCCTGTATTTTTCACAGCATATTGGAACACTTTACCAGTAGGACCAGGTGCTGAAAGGGGAAATAATGTGGCGTCTAATGCAGTGATTACCTGAGAACTTCCAAGTTCAATGAAAGGATCTGATGTTGCTAATGGATATGCATCATCATAGTTAATGAGGAATATATTTCTAATTCCAGAGACAACATCCTTACACGCTATACTGCCTTTGGATTTTGTTATTTTACAAGCCATGATATAATATTTAAATTGTTATTAAAAAAAAGAGGAAGGAAGAATTTGTCCTACCTTCCTCTTAGGTTCTTAAGTTAGTTCAGAATTAAGGTATGATTCTTCCCCAAACAACTTCTGCACCAAAACTGTATGCTACTTGCGCAGTATATGCAATTTTAGTTCTTATATTTCCATCAAGTCTGTCATCATCATCTGATACACGTACTTGGTTCCACTCATCATTTAAACCTGTTGCAAATACCAAGTTTTTAACTCTGTATGCTACTGCTGTAGCAGCAGGTAAACCAGATAATGCTTCCATTCTGATACCTGCAAAGTTCATGTCTTTCAATCCTACTGTAGTATTGTTACCCATAGAAGCTTGTGCTTCTGAATATGCTTTTGCCATATCATAAGATACACCCATAACTACATCTGGATCTCCATAAAGAGCAGCAGGAATTGCTTCATACACTTGCTCTAAAGCAGCAACTACATTTGCTTTTGTGATTGCAGCAGGAAAATCTATATCAATAACTGCAGCATCTGCAAGGAATTGTGGTAGTAATCCATTTAACTGATTCACAGTGTTATCACCTTGCCAAATTTGGAAAGATAATACCTCTCCTAAAGAGGAAGTCATTGCATCTAAGATTGCAGAAAGAATATCATCTGGAATAGGACCATCTGATTCATAAATACCAGCTTTGTAAGCCTGTACTGTAGAAGCAAATTCATCTTTACAGATTTCTTCATCAATCTTGAATTTTTTAGGTGTTACAGTCTTATCAGTGTAAGTAAGACCACCAATAGGTGTAAAACCACAAGCATAAGCTGTTTGTAAAGCAGTGTAACTAACTCTAGGAAGAACTGCTGTACCAACTACATTAGGTAGTACAGTTATCATTCTCTTATTGATAGTATCAGTTTTCTTGTACGCCTGTACAAGTACTTCAGAAGCTTCTGCTAATGCTAAGGAAGTGTTAATGATATTTGCCATGGCAATAAAATTTTAAATTAATATTATTTTTTATGTGCTGCAGCAATTCTGTTAAAAACTTCTGTAGCTGATTCTTTTAATTTTGTACCTCCTTCATTAGATTTGAGTTTACCTGCTGCAGGTTGTTTAGATAGTGTGTCTATCTGTTCCTGCAGAGAGGATAATTCAGTGAGGTTGCTTGCTTTAAGTGCTTCTAATTCCTCTAAAGCAGCAAGTTTTTCTGCTTGTAATGTAGCAATCTGTGCTTTTAACTCTTCTACTTCCTGTATAATTTCCTCATTAGAGATAATTATACCTGCTTCAT